GTATAATGTCTTTATTGAGTGGTAATTCATAGTCATTGTGTATTTTACTTGTTTGTGATGCGTAATAGATGGTTCCTTCGTTCTTTGTACCAAATGTGTCGCCTTGGTCATAATTAAAGTACGGAAGTATACCATTGTCACTTCGTTTGTTACCTCTTGCGTCTTGTTCTAAATGATTTTGTTTTTCGTATTCTATATTGTAATCATAGTCTATTTCTTCAAAGGTCTTATTAAACGCATCGTGTGTAATTATCCTTGACGCAAAGACACCATTCGCTGTGTTTGAAAGTGTGTCAAATTGTGATAGTATTCTAAAGTTCTCTACTGATTGTAAATCGTATATCTCTTTATCCTGATCACCACTGACCATTGTGTTTTTGACTTTTGGTGAATAAAACGCCTTGACCTCTCTTGGCGATCCATCTTTTTTACAAAATAGTCCTTCGTATGATTTAAACTGAAATCCCATTGCTGTTTCAAAGAAATGGAAACCACTGTTCTCAAAGTGATATGCTCTGGAGTTCTTTTTTAGTGTATCAATAAATGTTGTTGGTTTTACACGTGGCGATACAAACTTATGTATGCCTTTTGTTTCTTCAACTAGTATGTCTTTCTTTGTCTTTAATGAGTCTTTACATATATCAATCACCATTTGGTCTATTGAACCAGAAAATGCTTTAGTAACTCTTGTTTGATGATTTCTTATCGCCTCTAATGATACAAATTTAAGTGTGTAGATTTGAGTTCTTGGATTAACTCCTTGTCTATTTTTTAGACTATACACGAACATAGGGTGACCTGACTTAACTGAGAAGTCAAATCCTTTATCTGTTCCTGGCGTTCTAAAGAAAAACTCTAGTCGTTCAAATCCTGTGATTGGTAGTTCTTGTATGGCGTTTGTTGCATCTGTAAGTGTGATGTCACCAGATAGAAAATTAGTGTCAATACTTTCGTAAACATTAAACTCTGTGATTAGATTTCTGATGTCAAGTCTTTTAGGTGTACCTGCGCCATCATATGATCTGTAAGAAAGTAATATTACACTACCTAGTTCAAATGCCCCAGGTCTCTCATTTTTATTCATGCTCTAATTCCTTATTAAATTATTAAACTCATCTATAAATGTTTGTAAGTAACTTGGATTTAATAATTTGATTTGTCTTTTTTCATCTTGTAATCTTTGTTCATACTCTCTATTCGATACTGCCTGCGCACCAACTTCTGTACTATTGACTTCTATTTTGTGTGAGTAATCATCTGGTCCATTACCTGTTTGTGGTCCACTTGATTGTGTAATTTCATAATGATGTACAGCATCTGGATTAGTATATTTGTCGTTAATGTATGTTTCAAAGTCTTGTTCTGTCAATGGCCAATCGTAGTATCTATCTGTGATATTGTTTGTTAATAGAATTACCCAATGATATTGACTTGAACCAAAATGTTTGTATGCTGTGTCTTCTGGTTTCTCACCATTTGGAACATCATAGGTATCATATAACATTGACTCATTTAAAATCTTCTCTCTCACTTTTACACGAGTCATTAAATCTGTAACTAGTTTTTGATTACCGTCACCTTTGATGTCATAAAAACCTTTATCGAATTTAGAAAAATACATTTATTAATATCCTTCTGCGATTGTTTCTTTTGTCATTATTTCCATCTCTGTAAATGACATATCAACTTTTGTTAATACTGGTGGCGCACCTTTGTCGTCACCTTTAAATGTTGTAAACACACCTTCTGGTGAGTAATCAATAGAAAAATCTGTCAATGCACATCTACTAATTTTAGGTATGTACATATTGGCTCCATCTCTGTACATATATGTTATTTGAAATTGTGATGGTGCTGATAGGTAACCTTCACCAAACTTTTCTGGTAACATATGAAACTTGAACATACTTAATATTTTTTGTACATCTTCTTTTTCTTTTTCATTCTTTGGAGCAAACTCATATGGAAAACTAAATGTTCTAAATGGTACACTCTTAAATACTAACTCGGCATTAGGATTGATTGATCTACCTAAACCTTTATCAATCGCAGCACCAAAACCTGGTAATGCAATCTCTATTGCTGCCTTTGTAACATTTTCAAAAAATGTTTTACCAACTTGACCACCAGCACTTAAAATAGATTTCATATCTAATAAGTTTGCCGCAAGACCAGCGATACCTGTATCTATATTTTCATAGTTTACTTTGTAATCAAATTTGTTTCCTGTTGTAGGTGTATATAAGATTATACTATCTGCCAATCTACTGTGTGTTTTGATTATAGAATTGATTCCACTTTGTTGATTTCTAACAACTTGATTTGACGTTTGAAAGCCTTGAGCTTTTAACTTATTAATTCTTTTGGTTTGATCTAATTTTCTTTCACCAACTGTACCCATTGATTTAGGATATGCTTTAGTACCCTCTTTACCGTAATTAGTTTTATTGTTTTCAATTATGTCAAATATGATATAATGACCATCACCTAAATTACTTGTTTCTTGTGGATAATATACACTACCATATGAAAAACTATTATTGACTGGTTCCATATGTGACACAGGACTTTTTGATAAGTCCAATGGTGATTTATTAGCCAGTTTAGCAGCAAGTTTTTTAGGTTGACCAAAATTAGTAATGGCGTTATTGAGACCACTAATAAGATTATTTGCAACTCTTTGTTTTATGATGTTTGAAACTTTGTTTGTAAAACTCATCTAAATATCCTTGTAATGTTAATATTTATAACACAATGAGGAAGTCATATAAAGGTTTATATCGCCCATCAAACCCTAAAAAATATGTTGGCGATCCATCTAAAATAGTGTATCGTTCACTACTTGAGCGTAAGTTTATGCTACACTGTGACCGTAATCCTGACATAGTTAATTGGGCTAGTGAAGAATTATCTATTCGTTATTATAATCCAATAGATAAAAAGTATCATTCATACTATCCTGACTTCATTGTAAAGACATCTAAAGGTAAAAAGTTTCTTATAGAGATTAAACCTTCTCGTCAATGTAAACCACCAAAGACACCTAAAAAGAAAACAAGAGCATTTATGCGTGAGAGTTTTGAGTATATTAAGAACCAAGCGAAGTGGAAAGCAGCACAATCTTATTGTGAAGACAATAGTGCAGAGTTTAAAGTGATTACTGAAAAAGATTTAGGTAGTTATTAAGCACTAGCATTACTATACATCTGATCTAATACTTTTAGATCATAGTCACGTGTACCATTTAATCCACCAGTAGTTGTTGAGTTGTTTTGCATAGTTGATTTAACAGAATTATCTATTATTGTAGCGTTATTGACATTTGATGCATCAACAGGTGGAGTTAACATCTCTGGTTTTTTATTCACATTAAACGGTAATTTTGATTCACTTATGATTTTACTTTCTGGTGCAGTCACAATTTGTGTTTCAGGAACACTATAAGCTTCATCGCTTTTCATAGCAGACACCGCTTCTTGTTGTTTTTGATCCGCAACAGTAGGTTCTTTTTCTAATTTTTTAATATCTACTCCTAAAAATCCTAACTTATCATTTAATAATGTAATTACTGAATTAATCATATCTATAAAAAAGTTTTTAATCTTTGTAAATATACCTGTAAAGAAATCACTAATCTTTTGTGGTATTTCCATAATGGCATCAGCAAAATTACTTAATTTATCTTTTACTGTATCTATATTTTCCATTAATAAATCAAATCCTTTTTTCAAAGCCACAATCGCAAGTACAACAGCACCAGCAATTAATAGATATGGAACCATAGCAGCAAGAGCTCCTAATAGACCTACTGTAAATCCTTTTAATAATTTTGGTAGTAGTTTCAATGGTTTTAGTAAGTTACCAAACATCAAACCTAAATCTTTGATAGCATTAAATGGCGCCATCAATCCTTCTGTAAATGCTGATCCAATATCTCTTAATCCATCTGGTACATATTTTTCTATTGCGTCACCAGCTTTTTCTCTAAATGTTCTTGTATCTTCAGATTCTGTTTTGTTTAATACATTTAATATCTGTGCTCTCTCTTCAGTTTTTTTAATGACTTTATCATTTGCTTCAATTAAATCTTTTTGTTGTTCTTCGTTTAAAGTTCCACCTCTTTTTTGTATCTTCGCATAATCATCTATAACTTTTTGACTTGTCTTAATTTCTTTATTGAGAGTTTTTAAACTTTGTTCTTGTTCTTCTATTTGAGTTCTTGTCAATATAGCAACTTCACCAAATTCATTGACTTGTGCTATGATGTTTTGTGTTCTTAATTGATTTACAGTTTCTTCTGATTGTATAGATTTCTCTTGTCTTAACTTTAAGAATTGTGCAAGTTCTTTACTGTAATCTTCTAGGTTAACACCTAATTTATTTACAAGTGTATCTACTTTTTTTAAACCTTCTGAAAATCTTTGTAATGGACCAGCAGACAAATCATCTGTAATTTCTTGTACCATTTGAGGCACACTAGGTACAACAACTTTAGCAGCACTTTCAAATGATGCTCTGGCAGATGTGAATATAGCTTGACCTATGTCTTTTACAATCTCAGCTACTTCTTTTTTTCCGCCTTCAAAGTTATATCGTACTTTTGGTAAAGCCATTATTTTTTATCCGATTTTGCTCTACTACCTGTGTATAGACCAAACCATGCTGCTCCAGCACCAACAACGATTGATACTAAACCACTTTGTTCCATAGTAGGTCCTTCTAAATTCATATACCAGATTACTACTTTGTATAATAGATAGATGTATGTTGAAATGAATACTCTTGGAAATATTCTCCAACTATCTACAGCTCTCGCCAAGTGAATTAATTTAGCGTATGGATTTACACCTAAATCTTTAATTGAAGTGTCAACTTCTAAATCAACACTAATCTTTTGTTTTGGTTCTGCAACCTTTATTTCGTCCATTATTTTTGACTCTCCCGTCTTCGTTTTTCGTTTTCTTCTTTAATGTAATTGACTATCATATTTACATATATCTCTTTTTCCCACGGTATTAAATGATCTAATTCAGTCAATGAATATTTATGATGTTGCATCAACGCAAAATTGGTTTCATAATAGGCCTCTAGGCTGTTATGGGAGAGGCTTATTGAAAAAAATCTTGCAATCCCTTAAATGTGACTTTACTTTTCACACTTGTTTTAGGATTAGTAACCTCTACTTCACACCTTAATTGTGGCATTGTATCAAAGAATTTTCTTATATTTAAAAACGCACTTTGTGGTAGTTCTTCTAAAAATGATTTAAGTTCTTCTCTTGTACTATCTTTCGCAGGAAACGTTTTTTCACCCTCAAAGATGTGGTCAATACAAGATGTGATAACATTAAACATTGTATCAACATCTGTCTTGTTTACATCAAAACCAGCCTTGGTTATTTCTAGTGATGGATAGTTCAATACTAAACCTAAATTTCTTTTTTCATCTACTACAACTCTATTAGTGTGTTCATCATCTACCTGTACTTCTATTTTTGATAAATCAACTTCTACATCAGTCATTGTTTGTTTATCATCTGGACAGATAACTTTGAATTTAGAAACCTCACCTATAGATTTTGCTCTTATTTGAAGTAATAGATACTCTACATCAAACATTGGTAGTTTATCTACATCTAATTGTTCAAATGTACAAGCATTTATTATATTCTTTGTTGCCGTAATTATTTCGTTGTTGTCTTTTGATTCCATAGCCATTAAGAGTATCTTTTCTTCTTTTACTATAAATGGTCTATATTGTACTTTTATATCTTGCGATGGTAAAGTCAACTCATATCTTGGTGTGTCAATCGTTGGTAACGCCATTATATCTCCTTATTAATTTTTATATATTTAGTGGAGGTATTTTAAATGGTGGGAAAACTCTTCCGCCTGTAATTCTTCCAATCGGTGCTCTTCTTCTCAACTCATTTAATACATCTCTACCAGCTCTTCTTATTTCTGGTGGTAGTTTACTAATTAAACCTCCAAATACACCACCTGCTCTTTTTACAGTTGGTTGTTTAAAGTCTGATTCTCCTAATTGTATTCCGCCTGCTCTATCAATAAAGTAATTTACCCAATATCTAAAATCAAATGTAACAGTAAATGTTTGTATTTCGTTTGATGTATGACCAAACGATACTTCACTAATAGTTTTTGGATAACATTCATATAGTCTTACACCATAAGTTATGTCATCTCTTTCTTGCCTACTTGCGTAATTACCTAAAGCAAATATGTCAATAGGTGCAACATAGTCATCATAGAAATTCATATTGTGTGTTGTATTACTAAATGCTGCTTTCTGCCATAGTTCAAAAAAGGTTCTTTCTCTCATAAACTTGTCTGTGTAAAATGTAGCAGTGATAGGCGCAGATGTATAATCATATACAAATTTTCTCACTGGACCATTATGTTTAATTTCTTTTGTAACTGCTGATCTCTCTGGCATTGCTATTTCATTACAAAATGCTTGTACACGTCTTTTTGTATTATCATACATCATAGACCTTAATTGTGTACTTGATGAGAAACCTAGTAATTCTTCTTGGCCTGATGCATCTGCTGTATCAAAATCTCCTAAAGGTGTTGCCGCAGTTACTCCGTTTGGTAATCCAAACTCAACATAGTATCTTGCCTTTCTTTGAAAGCCTTCTGCTTCATTAACATAAGCTTGAAATCTACCCATTGTAGTTTCAGGACTTCCACCAGCTCTCTGTCTTAATCTTGCATCATTTTCCACATTATCTAACGACCTATCTCTAGGTAATCCTATTCTAACATCAAATCCACCAATTCTTTTTCCGCCTCTGAGTATCGCCATTAGTATGGACTTCCTTTCTTAAATTGCTGTACGGGTAACATTACTGCTAATGCTGCTTCATCAAAATCAACTCTTAAAAAACTTGACATAACGTGACTGTACAAATATTTCTTTATTGTTGTTCTAGCAATTCCTATATTTTTAATTCCATCATAACTTGCGTCTATTCTTGTATTCTTATCCATTCCACCTGACGCAAATCTTTGTAATCTATCTAACAAACTAACTCTTTGTAATGGTCTTAAATAATGAAAATTCATTCCCATAAAACCACCAGGAATAGTTTGTAAAGGTAATACCAATGGAAATCTATCGTAATATGGTAATACCTGTTTATATTTAGGGTCATAGAAGAACATATTTAATCTTCCTCTACTAGGAATACCATTTAATTTACCACTATTCATTAGTTTTCTAGCAGTAATTCTGTCACCTAAATCAGC